GCGCCACCGCATTCATCGCAATTCGCTGCGATTATTTCTATGTATTCTTTCATTTTGCTCATTTTAGGTTTTCCCTTTCGTTTGGTTGAATTGTAATTGTAGCAGATAGCACCGACAAGGCTTCCGCTTTGCTTGCTTGGCGTGTTGCTTGAACATGCGCCTTAAATTCATCTAGGTTCATTAGAGAGCCCCCTCATTTAGTAATCCAATTTCAATGTTAAATAATTCATCGGGAGTGGCTTCGGATAAATCTACCCAGCCAGCACCCTCATTATCTAGGCGAAAAATTTCAATGTATCCCATTATTATTCACCAACCTTCACCGCAATTGTGCGATATTTATTACGCAAAGTATGAGCAGAATAAACTTCTACCAAATACGCTTCCGTATTTTCTCCATACCAAATTGGTTGATTAGATTTCTCTGCTGAGATAATTTCTCCACGCAAAGTTTTTGAGTTATAGATTTTACCAATTAGTAAATCTTGTATTGTGTATAAGTTAGCCATTGTTAGCCACTTCCTTTCGTTATACCGCAATTATAGCGGAAGCCACCGACAATTCTCTACCTACTAGCCAGTAATTCCAAATAATGAGACGCTCAAGTGGTGTGTTGTTAATCACATTTGGGCTGTGGACGACACGCCACGACACGCCCAAAGTTATCCACAGATTTCAGGGTGTTTTTAATCACACTCGTAAGACACGCCCGACCCCGCACAGAAGCTAGGGGCCGATCTTGACAATGTCAAGCCGACACGCCGTCTATTCTTTGTTAGTTTGCTCACACACGCATTTAGTATATGCGCCAGCGTTGAGCCTACCGCATTTAGGGCAGGTGTAGAAACCAGCAGGATTAGCCACTATCTACCCCACTTATATCCTACTAGATCGCAAGCGTATCCGTCTGCGGTGTTCTTGCAGTTAGCATAGATAGGCTCTGAGAAGGCGGAGAAGGTAAGTAGCCCTATTACTAGGGCTAAGGATAATCTAATCATTACTTACGACCTCTCCACAATTTAACGCCAACTATAACAATTAGGGCGGTAGCAATACTTAGCCAATTAAACTCTGTATAAAACCACTCTGTAGAAATTGTTAATCCGAAATTGCTTACCTCTAAATCAAAATAAATCATTATTCGCTATCCTCCCAATCTAGTGTTAATTCTTTCTCGATTATTTCATCAAGGCTTACGATATCGCTATCGCTAATCGCCTCAGCGTTAATCTTATCTAACGCCTCTTCTTCATCTAGATAGACATAAGCGTCTGCTATATCCGCTTGGATAGTGTCCCATTTAGTCATCATTAGTTAGCCTCGCTCTCATCTATGTCGAACATTTCAGCAAAAATCTTGTTTGCTTGTTGTAAGGCTTCTAGTGCCTCGTTTAGTTTATCCATTTTCTTTTCTTCTTTCGTTAGTTGTTAGTTGGTTATTGAGCGGTTATTTGCTAGGCTCACCTTTCGGATTATTTGCTAGGCTCACGCTCTAATTCTTTATTTAATTTGTATGTCGTAAGACTATCAGATTAGACTGACATTATCAAGCGACACGCCGTTAGGCGTTAGTGTGATTATGCTCACACTTGGACTCTATATCGTGTCCATATTCCTCTACGAGTTCCTCGTAGATTTCGTCCATATAGTCTAGATAATCGTTCATTAGATTACCGCCTTTCTTTAGTAAGAGTTTCTTACTTTCTTTATATAATAATCATAGCAGGGGGGACTGACATTTAGGGGGGGCTACTCGCTAGTATAAAAATAAATCTTTGTGATATAGACCACACTCACGCTCAAGGTTAATAATCTATGGGCTCGCTATATAGACAAATCGGACATTTTTAAATACTGGATCATACAAAATAAAACTCTATTAACATTTTAGTAAACCTAAATTCCTAATCAACTAAAAATATTTTTACAGCTATCGTTGACATACGAAAATAGTTAATGTTATAATTCCATAGGGGGGTCGGGGGGTCAGGAAATACAAGAAATACAACGAATACAAAATATAACATATATAGTATATATAGGAAGAGTGTAGCATATTAACACAATACTATCATCAGCGAAAAAAATATCTTTAACATCTAAAATTTTATCTTTAGCTATACACAGTTCTATGTTACTTGCTAGTACACAATTAAATACTTTTATAATGCAGATGGATCCACATACTTCTATACTTAGATATATATCTTAGTTGACTAGAATATATAGATAGTATATAATAAAACAATGGCATCAACTAGATTAGTAACTTGTGATAAATGTGGGCGGGAAATAGAAGTAAGATCTGGATTTGCACATCTAACACTATCTAATCATTATAAGAGCTGTAAGTAGAAAAAAAATATTTATTAACATTTTGTTAAATCTAATATTGTAGTCGACTAGGATATATATAAATATGAAATGTAATTTCTGTGACAATGCTAAATATGTAGATAGATTAAACAATAAAGGTGTACTAGAGAATTATTGTGTAGAGTGTATATCTAAATTAAATTCAAATAAAAACGGGTAACCTAAGAAACTCTACTTGCTATACTTAAGCCATATGAGACTCATTTCGGGTACAAGGTACCAATGAAGGCTGAAAAGCTCTCTATAGCCAAGCAGAAGGCTTATTTGGCCCAATACATTAGAGACCTTAAGAACACAACTCCTTGCATGGACTGCAAATTGATCTACCCATACTATGTTATGGACTTTGACCACGTCAGAGGTCGCAAACAGGCAAATGTTATGGAATTGATCAAGAGTTTATCTAAGAAGAAGATTGATGAAGAAATAGCTAAATGTGAGATAGTATGTTCTAATTGTCATCGTATTAGGACTTATATGAGAAGGATAGCTAAAGTTAAATAGGGTCTTCTATCTCCGCCGCACTTTTTTCGGACTCACTTTTCATATCGCACTTTATTTAGTATAATAGAATTATTGACCCATAGCTCAGTTGGTAGAGCGTCGAACTGTTAATTCGAATGTCCCAGGATCGAGGCCTGGTGGGTCAGCTTAGCACCAGTAGCCAAGTTGGTTAAGGCCCCGAACTCATAATTCGGTTATCGTAGGTTCAAGTCCTTCCTGGTGTACTATTGACATGATTCGATCCATTTTGTATAATCGAACTATGAAACATAAAGAAAACATTATTAAGCTTAGGGCTGAAGGTAAGACATACAATCAGATAGTAGAAATACTAGGTTGTTCTAAGGGAACTATTGCATATCATCTAAGCGAAAGCGTAAAGGTTAACTATAATACCCGTCGAAGAAGTTATAGGCGAGTTATTGATAAACACATTAGAGAATACAAAGAATCCTTTGGTTGCATTGACTGTGGAGAAAAGTATCCGTATTACATGCTTGATCTAGATCATATATCAGATAATAAAGACTTTAGTGTTTCTGCTTATAGAAATCATACCCACGATATTGAGATCATAAAAGCGGAGATTGCTAAATGTGAAGTTGTTTGTGCTAATTGCCACAGAATAAGAACTTATCAAAGATCTGGCAAACCTTAAAATATAAAACAGCAGAAAAAATCCCAATCAGAGGCGGATCCGATTGGGTTTTCCTAGTGTATTGCTACACGTTATACTGGGAGCTTAATCTTGTGGGATGCTACAACCAGTACATATAAAGTATAAAATAACTTAAATTCTATGTCAAGCATTTATTCCCAGAGAAGTTTTTGATTTGGGTCAAATAGCCATTCTTCTTCTTTGTACTTGTTGTCCTCTGTCATTTCGTAGAGTATCTCCATGAGTACCCTGCATTCTTCATGCTTCCAGGTTAGGTTACATCTACCGTTCTCTACATTAAGGCATTTGTTTAAATAGGACTCCACTACATTAATGCTGTGAACACTATGCATTGTCTTTTTCCTGTTCGCTGGGGGTAAATGAGGGGGCAGGTCCTAATAGGTAGCCTTGATTATGATATTCAACCATCTTGGATACATCCTCTGGCCCAACCATCTTATTAGCAATTAGAGTCAGAAGGTCGTATATTCTGTGTAGCATAATGTAATTAACCATAGGTAGGTTATCTTCTAAATTTTGTGGTTTTTCATTCTCCGTCATTAGGCCGCCCCAAGTCTTCCCAGAACTTTTCTCTACCCATAGAGTCAGTTTCCTTTATTTGACCGCCGTCAGTTTCTATCGACGCACTCTTTAAGTTTTGCATAATATTCCGTCCCAATAGTTTTCTTAAAATCACATGAAAGGCAATATAAGTATATCTCATTTTCTTCTGACAGGTTAGGCATCAGAAGGCCCTGATCCATTGGACAATCAATCCTAGGAACAAGGCCTTCCTCTGCGAGAGTTAGGTATTTAGATACTAGCTGTATCTTTTGCAATCTAACTCCTCCTTAATTTTTTGGAAACTCTGGTATGAGGTTCCTGGCCTTATCTATCGAGTTAGGCCAAGATGACCAATCTTTGCCGCCTTTGGTCATATAGTACGTTATCTCTGCATTTGTTACTGGATCAAATAATTCCTTATTTGAAACTAATTCGAATTTTTCTTTACGATTCACACCTAGGTCTCCCAACATGTTAATCTGAAAAATCCCGTAAGATTTATCTCCAGTCTTGACATTGTCATTTAAAGCTAGCGGTCTCCCATTAGACTCTACACGAGCAACAGCCCAAGCTGTTTTTAAAGCAGTTCCTTCAAATCCTACAGCCCATAATAAATCTTTTAAATCCGAGGCTGTAAGCATTTCTGAATGCTTATAAGTATCATTGCTGAACTTATCTATTATTTCTCTTTTTAGTTGTTTTTCGGTTTTTATTACCTTTACAGGTAATGTAGTTAACGCTTGACTTGATGTTGGACCAGGCTGGACTGTAAACAAAAATAATGTTATCATTACTATGTAAGACCAGTTATGAGCAACATCGCTCAAACGTTCTTTGATTTTCTCCATTGGCATTTCCTCCTTTAGAGATAACGAACTATAATAGTAGCATTACTTGACAGCGGGTGTCAAGCTAGTTGACCAGAAGACAAATATGAATATATCGCTTGGAATGCCCAGATTAGGACTAAATCCTGCAACAGGATATGGATATGCAGCGCAACATATCGTTAAATCATTACAACTTTTAGGACACACAGTAAATTGGACTGATCCAAAAGCCGATGTTCAATTAAATTTTACACAGCCTAGTAATTATAAATTACATAGAGGTCAATATCAGATTGCATATACTCCATGGGAGTCAACAGTTATACCAGAACGCTGGCGAGAAAAGCTAAATCTTTGTGATGAGATATGGGCTACGTCAGATTGGTGTGCAAATGTATTTACAGATAATGGATATAAAAATGTTAAAGTTTATTCACATGGCATTGAAGATATCTGGACGCCAAAACAGAGATTAGAATCTAACACTATAAAATTTTTGCATGTTGGAGAACCTGCTCCAAGAAAAGCGGGACAAATGGTAGTGGATGCATTTGTAGAACTTTATGGCAATAACCCTAAGTACTCTTTAACTATAAAAGCACATAAAAGTAATACTACTCGTATTTATGATAATAGATTAGATAAAAACATTATTGGGGTTCCTGGCGATTTATATAGCAATATCAAATTGATAACAGATGAGCTAGACGATAAGTCTCTAGTAAAGCTTTACCATGACCATGACATTCTTGTATACCCAAGTTATGGAGAAGGTTTTGGTTTTATTCCGCTTCAAGGACTTGCAAGCGGTATGCCAACAATATCTACTTATGATTGGGCACAGTATAAAGATTACATTGGTCCCCTTAAGTTAAAATCAGATCTAATAGACTCTCCATGGGAATATGCACATGAAGGACAAGTATTTGAACCAGACTATCAACATTTAGTAAAGGTTATGGCAGATGCTGCTAATAATTTTAAAGTATACTCTGGTTATTACTTTGCTCAGTCAACTAAGATTCATAAAGAATATAATTGGGTTGAGTTGACCAAGAATGCATTTAGTCATTTAACAGAAAAATTCTAATACCCCTTCCCCTTTGAATTAAACTTTGGTAGAATTAGACTTCAATCAAAAATTATATAACCGCAAGGCGGAGAAAAGGTGCTACTTAAAAATGTCAAGAACTATTGAAAACCCATACGAAAATTTTATTGCGTTGTCTCGTTATGCAAGATGGCTGTCAGAAGAAAACCGTCGTGAGACATGGGGAGAAACAGTAGATAGATACTTTGACTTTATGTTAAACCATCTTTTTAAAGAACACGCATATGAACCAGAATCAAAATTAATAGAAGAACTTAAGTTAGCAGTCTTTAACAGAAATGTTATGCCATCAATGCGATCAGTAATGACAGCAGGTGCCGCATTAGATAGAGATCACGTAGCAGGATATAATTGTTCATTTGTACCAGTAGATAATCCAAGATCATTTGATGAGACTATGTATATCCTTATGTGTGGCACAGGTGTAGGATTCTCTGTTGAGTATAAGTATGTTAATAAACTTCCTGCCGTTCCAGAATCATTTGAAAAATCAACGACAACTATTTTAGTAGAAGATTCTAAACAAGGTTGGGCAAAAGCATACCGTGAGCTTCTAGCATTACTTTGGTCGGGACAAATTCCAGCAATCGATGTATCTAAGGTACGTCCCGCAGGCGCAAGACTTAAAACAATGGGTGGCAGATCTTCTGGACCACAACCATTAGTTAATTTATTTGATTTTACTATTGCAAAATTTAAATCAGCAGCAGGACGCAATCTAAAGCCTATTGAAGCGCATGACATTATGTGCAAGATTGGTGAAGTTGTTGTAGTTGGAGGAGTTCGTCGCTCAGCCATGATTTCTCTTTCTAATATTAATGATATTGAAATGGCCGCAGCAAAATCTGGCAACTGGTGGGAAAATAATACCCAGCGTTCACTATCTAATAACTCTGTTGCGTATTCACGCAAGCCAGACATGGAGCAATTTATTGCAGAATGGAAATCTCTATATGACTCCAAATCTGGAGAACGTGGAATCTATAACGTTGCGGCAGCTCAAGCACAGGCTGCAAAATTCGGAAGAAGAGATCCAGATATACACTACGGAACTAACCCTTGTTCAGAGATCATCTTACGTCCTTATCAGTTTTGTAACCTTTCAGAAGT